ATAAACTTTTTCTTTATCGTAAATAACATCTATACAGCTTATTAGAATGTTATTTAACATATCTCCTTCGTTATCAGCCTTTGCTACTTTTTCACCAACTTTCAAAGTTGGATACTTCAATATCACCCCGACTTCATCATTTATCTGTATCTTATTAACATGGTCTTTATCAAAAATTATTTCTATATCATCAAGGTTTAGCTCAAAATCATATATCTTGTCATCCTCAGTATCTCTATATCGTAATTTAACAATGTTGTTAACTGATCTAGCTCTAAGCTTTAAAAAAATATATTCAATATCAAAAGTGGTAAGCTTATCTACGTCGATATTATCGAGGCAACAATTATTGATAATCTGTGTTAGCGCTAATATTTCTTCATCATCATTTGATTGCTGCGCCATCAATAGCAACTTTTCTTCTTTTACGAGAAAAGGACGAAACTTAAGTTCTTTCTGTAAAGAAGGAATCTTAATGAAAAACATCGGCGTTTGAATTTTTGGTAAAGCCATTCTATATAACTCCTATATTATCTAAAAACACCCAATCCAGTGCTTATTATATTTGCGTTGTTTACTAAGTTTATAGCATCTCCTACGCTTTGAGGTTTCTTAAGCGTTGCTAGTGTTTGCGCTATCGTTCCAGCTTTTATTACTTTCTGAACAAATGAAAGTCCAGTAGTGACTCCTTCTCCTGCAGGTAATTGCTGTGCTACCCATGATTTATAAAAGAAGTTGACACCAATGGTCATGAAATCATTTTGGCTAGCCCAGTTCAAAGGCACCTGTGACAATCTATATGGAAAGGCGTCTGTTAGTTTATAAAAAAGTATTTTATCAGAAAGCGTGTTGTAAACTGAGATCTCCATTGAACAGACGTAATCGCTTCGATAACCTACTTTAAAGAAGTCTGTTCCTGGAGGAGCACCATCAGTATTAGTTTGAAACTCAACTACTGATGACATCCATTGATGAAAAATATTCATTACAGAACCAGCACCATCTCCTATGAATATAAGTTCAATGTCTCCATAGACTGCAGCATGAGGAAATCTTTCTATTGCTCCTATGCCGTTTGGAATATTTTCATCAACAGCAATATCTATACCAGGTAAGTCTGCTTTCAGAGTAAAGAATGAAAGAGTTCTTGGTCCTTGAACCGCCGAAAAATAAGATCCAAACGAACTATTCAGATTTGGATACAACGTAACTAGAAAAAGATTCGTTGGAAGAACACCGTCATATTGATTTAAAGTTGACTTGAATTCTTCTATAGAAAAACCACTAGTCTTTCTTTGGGGCATTGTTCCATTAAGACCAATAATTGATCCTAATTTTCCAGTTATTGAATCTAAAATAGTCGACATCCTATTTCCTTCTCTTAATTTGATTTAAGCTGTCTTTCCAGACTTGAGCTTCTGTTTGTTTTTGGAATCTTTGTAGTGGCAAAAATAAAGCCAATTCCCATTCCTTTGGAGGAATAAACGCTATCTTAGATCTAATATTCGTATGCAAATAAGATTTAACACAAGGAGCAAAAGACTTCATGCTTTTTTGCGAATTCAAATAGTTGTAAGTTATCTTAGCCAATCGAGTTGAATCTTTAGAAAAATCATTTGAATTAGCTAATATGTACAAGTTATCCATCAACACAGCTCTATAAGGAGGAGGTAAATAATGTAAGTTCAATCCTAAGAAACCAGTTTTAGTTATATTGAAAGGAAACACGATAGGGAACGTATCATAGTATGGTAAGGTTTCTTTAGTCTTAGGATTGTAATTGAATAAAAATAAACTACCTATCTCCCGCAAGCTTCTTATTCCTGTTACGTGTTTTCTATCATCGATTGTTACTATTGGAGAAATAGACGTCTTATTAATGTTCTGTGATTTTTGTCTAAACCAATCTCGAGATTTTGCAGCTGTGTCTAGTGTCTGAACACGACTTTGTTCTAATAATTCTTTGTATACGTTTCTTATAGCCATTACACCATTATTCCTAACTCTTTTTCCGTTGCTATTAAGAACTTCCAGTTTTTACTAGAACAATATTTTTTAGCAGCTTCCCACTTTGCTTGGTTGACGCCCCACGTTTGAACCTCATATAAATACTGTTTGGTTATAGTTTTTTGAGGAATTGGTGGTATAGTCTGCTTTTGCGGTTTAACTTCGATCACTATTGTTTCTGTTAAACCTTCTTTATTTATTTTTTTGATCCAAAAATCAGGAAAATACCTATGAACTTTTCCGTCTATAGGTGACATATAGGGAATGAAGAACTCTTCACTCGCCCACTCTAAGACGTTTGAATTTTTATCTAAATAGGACATCAACTTAAGTTCGTACAATGACCTATAAATAATGTTAGTAGGATTTCCTTTATACTTCTTAGGATGCCTGGGTTTGAAATAGCCTTTATAACTCATAAAAACTATTTATAAATACTTTTAAAAAGGACTATAGATGCCAATTTATGATAGATTAAATTTTACGAGCGATGTAGGCAAAAGTGTTGCGGGTCTAATACCTTCTTCAACTGGAGTCTCAAGCCAAGGCATGAGCGCCTTAAGCAACGCTTTAGCAGGTCAGGGATTATCATTAGATGGCATCAAGAATGTAGTTACATTGAAGTCAGATGAAATCTCTCCTCTAGGAAAAGAGCTTGGACGCATAGGCCCAGGCAAACTATTCAGTGCAAGATCACAGGGGTTTAACGAAAATAACGACCCATCGTCAGTGATTAGAAATCAGTCTACTGAAAGTTTTCAATATCCTACAGACAATCTTAGAACTGAATTTTTAACTATTGATTTTAGCAAGTATAAGCGCCCAAGCAATTTTGATAAAGGTAAGTTTGAATCGATAATGTATGCGCACTTACCCATTCCTAGAATCATAACCGAACAGCATACCATAGATGTTGCTCCATCGCAGTTAAAAACATTAGGTGCTTTAGTTCCAATAGCTGAGAATGCACTTAGAGAAGGGGTAGGAGAGGGCAGAGCTTCTCGTGAAGATTACATAGAAGATGCGATTGGTGCAGCATATTCTGCTCTTGCGGGATATTCGGGAGAAGCGGTCGGAGGCATTGTTGGGCAGTACGCTGGCGCTATTCCTAATCCACACATATCCGTGTTTTTTAATGGTGTTGACCTAAGACCAGCTATAGAATTTAGTTGGATGTTTACTCCTAAGTCACAAAGAGACAGTGAAGTCTTAAAGTACATGCTTAAAAGAATTAAAACCTTGGTGCTCCCTACTATTTCGCGCGGCAATGGGAACATCATGGATTACCCTCACATGGTGCAGATTACAATTCATGGGCTTGATCCAGAAACCACTCCTATCTATAAGAAAGGATTGATTACGGCGATCAATATAAATTATACTCCGAATGGTCCATCATTCTTTAAAGGATCTAATGCTCCAACATTCATAGCCTTTAGTTTCTTGATGCAAGAGATAGAAATAATTACGGCTAATGATTACGGTGCAGAAACTACAGATAGCGCACAAAGAATAGCAAGTAATGCTGAACGATTATATGGTTCTCTTACTTCAAGTCTTGAAAATTTAAACAAAAATTCTGGGTAAAGTATGAAATATTTTACTAATCTTCCAGTCATCAATTATTCTAATAACTACGTTAGAAATATTTTAACACGCGTTAAGTTCGGTGATGAGTATAAGCAAAATTCTACTTCTTTCTATCCATATGTACAAAAAGAATCATCTGGTTCTTTACGATACGAATACTTAGCTTATGATTACTATGATGATGCAGATGATGTTTGGATCCTACATTTATTCAATGAAGTGATAGATCCATACTACGACGTTGCTTTAACGCAAGCAGATTTTGATAACTACATTACTAAAAAATATGGGTCTGTAAGAAACGCTTATCAACAGATTCTTTTTTATAGAAATAATTATGATCAGGATGATTCTATCATAGATGAAAGTGGTTATAATTCATTATCTGAAGAAGCTAGAAAATATTGGTCAGCCACTGTAAATTTTGATAATAAAATTTTAGGCTACGAAAGAATAAGAGAAAACACTACGGTTTCTACAAATAAAATAATAACATTTGATGTAAGCTTAGTAGGTAATACACAATTTATTGTTGGTGAAAAAGTTACTCAAGGTGATTCATCTGGATTCATTTCATTCTGTAATTCATCAGTCGTAACTGTACAACATATCAGTGGATTCGTTGATATTAATAATATTGTGGTGCAATCCGGGTACATTCTAGGAGATCAATCGTTGGCAAATGCAGAGATAACGTCTGCAAACCTAGTATTCAACGCTTTTGGTGGTACGACTGGAAGCATGTCACCTAATGAAGAAGTTTATTTTTCTCCAGTAACTGCTTATGATTTTGAAAATGAACAAAATGAACTAAAGAAAACTATAAACATACTAGATCGTAGGTATGTTCCTGACATTCACGCGGCTATTAAAGAGATATTTTAATGTCTTCTAAGACAAGTTATGAAGCTGGAGACGTCATAATCGAACAACTCGATTTAGTTGATTTGAAAGGTGGCAAATCTTCATATTCTTTGTTTGAACAATTTGAAACCATAAACATTTTTGAGTCTATAAAATCTCCTGTTATTACTGGAGTTATTGAAATAACCGATGGTATTAATCTAAGAGAAAATTATCCAATCCTAGCAGACAAATGTAAAATTATTTTAAAGTTTAAGAATCAAGTTGACTTGCCATCAAGAACTTTTGATTTACTTATCACCGAAGTGAAGAACATAGCCCCAGATCCAAATGCTCAATATGCTAGGTATCAGTTAATTCTTTGCTCAAAAGAAATTTTAGATAATTCAAAAAGACTTTTTACGACGGCGATGCGCAAAAAGAAAATTGATGAATACATTAAATACATCATGACTGATATAATCACCACTAGCAAACAGATTACTTTAGATCCATCAGGCACAAAGGGTGTTCAAGACCTAGACTTAATACAGATGAAACCTTTTCAAAGCATAGACTTCTTACGTAGAAGAGCTGTGTCTGTCAAGTATAAATCTTCTACATATTCTTTTTTTGAAAATAAATCAGGATTTGTTTTTAGTCCAGTTGAATACTTATTTGAAAGAAAAGATGGTCGTATAAAAGACGCAGAATTCTTTTTTGATACCGATACAAAACAAAACGTCAAAAATATTACATTCAGAAACATCTTAGCTTTCAATCACGTGACTCAGCAATCAACCGCAAAGATGGTTCAAGAAGGTGCACTTAAGAACGTAACTACAAGCTTGGATTTGAGAACTAGAACGTATCAAACCAATACATTTGACTTAGTCAAAGAATTTCCTAATTTTAAATTTCCAGGAAAAACTTCCAAAATAAACAGCGCAAATTTTGAATCCGAATATAGTAAAATGCCGGCTATAACAAACTTCTTTATCAATACTTCTAAGAATCCAGACGATTTTCTTTTAGATAAAATAGGATTCAATAAAGCTTTCGTTGAGCTGTTAACACAGAACATACTTAGAATAATGACTTGGGGTGATAGCGTATTATCTGCTGGTTACAGAATACAATGCCAAGTGCCAGCAATTGATGGGCAAACAAATGCAAGAGGTAAGAAAGTAAATGAACCGTCTTCTTTTGTCTCCGGTGAATACTTAATATCTTCCATTAGACATATATTTCACAAGTTGCAAAATAAACATAGATATAATACTTCTATGGAATTGATTAAAGGAACATATGGTGAAACGACTAGGAGTAATTAATGAATAGTAATAGATTTACAGGTGACATTCCTTATTGTTGGTTTTTTGCCGAAGTCATAGATGTGATGGACCCAGATATGTTGGGCCAAGTTAAAATACGAATAAAAGGATTTCATGATGATTTTGAAGACGAAGATCTTCCATGGGCTGCTCCAGTATTACCGATTACAAGCGCAAGCTATCAGCAACCGGAGTTTGGCGAAGTTGGTGTCTCTCCAACAGGAATTTTAGTTGGAAGCTTTGTTTATGGCTTCTTTGCCGATGGCCCAGCAGCAAAGGTTCCAG